AGAATTGTATCTAATTCAATATATAATAACCCTGGAGTAAAAGGTATTCGTAATATACAAGTAGTAATTAATCAAAATAGTTCTTCCACTATTACAGGTTTATCATTACAAAGTATTATGGGGTTAGGAAATAATCCTGTTTGGGTCGCAAGGATATATGGTTATAAATAATTTAGTTGTATAATTAATTATTTGTCATCTATTAATTAATTAATTAGTAATTAAATAATTCTTATTTATTATAATAATTTAAAATGAAATTGATGGTTATTTATCTGCAATTAATCAATAATTTATTTTAATTGGATTATGTAATATATTTTGTTATATTCTAATTAGAAGTTGTAATTATAAATTATATAATTATACTATATTATGGTAATTGCATATATATCATCTAATTGTTATATCAATTCAGCATATAATTACACATCATTAATTATAAATAATTCATCAAATATAAATATAATTACAACTGATTCGTCTGGGAATTTAGAAATAAATACTGGTGAAAATTTAAATTTATCTTACAATAATAATAATAATGATAGTCAGCTAATTATAGATAATAATTATTTCTCTCCTATGAGTTTTAATTATGGAATAAATATTCAAGATAATAATAGTTCAATTACAAGTAATAATTTAGGTAATTTAATAATAACAAGTAATAAATTAAATTTAGATTGTAGTAATATAACAGTTTCAAATCTAGAATTTATTACAGGAATACAAATTATAGATGTTAGTAATAATAGTTCAATAATTAGTGATAATTCTGGTAATATAATAATAGATTGTAGTGAGAATTGTATTTTCAATTGTAATAATGTATCAGTTTCAAATATTATATTTAATGATGGAACGACTCAATCAACCTCATATAAAATAAATAATAATTTTACATTATTTTCGAATTCAACAATTTATAATTCAAGCACAAATACAACTATTTTTGAAATATATATACCATCGCAATTATATGGTCAAGCATTTAGTTATGTAATTTATACAAATACATCTCCAACACCAATGGTATTTAATTCTTCAAATTCATATCTATTAAATACACATATATCACCTCCTCCAGAATCATTACTACATACTTCAAACTGGGGAATAGCAAGTGGTATAGCCATAAATGTGTCTTATACAACTAAAGAAGATAATATAACTGGTGATGGATATGTATTTAGTCCATGTAGTAATTCAGGATTTATAGGTTTTTCAACTTTATTAACAAAAACGAATAATACGAATTTATATACAATATCAATTATTGGAAATTTTAGTTCAAATTTGATATTAAATGGAACAATAATAGTTCCATTTATATAATATTAATAATATTTAAGTATATTTAAGTATAGAATCGATATATATTTTATCATAAATACCAATTCGTGTAGTTCTATCCCAAGTGCTATAATTGATAAGAACTCGGTTGTGTTCGACTAAAATACTTAAGCAATATTCAATAGGTTCTCCTTCAAATTTAAATGGTGCGGAATATTTAAGTAAATTCATATTTTGATCAAATACAGAAATGATATGATAATAATGTCGTGGGTTTTCATAAGAAACGATATGTGTAACAAACCATATTTCAGTATTTAGTGAAATATTTAAATATTTAAAACCACAAGTGGAACCCCTGATTCGAGAGAATATTAGTGGCATTTCTTTTTTAATGACAAGGTCTAATGTATTATTAGAATTAATTTTGCAAATTTGTAATGGATGCCAATTATAAATGATATGTGTAGAATTATTATAATCAACAAACACCCAATTTTTTTCACACTCGGTATTGTGAAAGGTTTGTGTAAGTTCAGTTGTATTTAATGTATAATTAATTAAGTCATAATTACCAGTAGCAATGCCGATAGTATCATTTAAATGAAATGAAGTTCCAATAAATAAAGTTTGATTAGTATAAATATCAAAAAAAATGCGTACATCTTCAACTCCGATATATTTTCTATTATCGAATGTTAATTCGATCCATTTTTCAGAAATTAATTTTAAATCAGTATCAAATTGAATACATTTATTAATAGTGATAATATTATTATCACAATTTAGATATCTGCCTTCAGGATTAATATAATAATTGACATATCGAATATTCATAAGATATCCATTATTATAAGGTATTAAACAACTTGAACTAGAGTTTAAATTAATATTTTGATTATTAATAGTAGTAGTAAAATTATTATCTAAAATTATTTTAGATTGTTGTATTAAAATATCTTTATAAAATTTCATATTGTGTAAAACATTATTTAAGTCAAGATCATTAGTAGTGTTATTAAAAACAGAAATGAGTTGATTATTAATATTATGAATTCCGACATAAGATGCAAAAATGGTGAATTCATAAAATAATTTATAAGTATATACATCATTATGTAAGAATAAATAATTATCTCGTTTATCATTAGTATTCAATATATTAATAGCATAATTATAGAATAAATTGCAAAGTTTATGTTTGTTATTAATTCTATAAAATTGAATCATTTCATAGACATTTTCTAAACGTTGAGGGTAATATTCCATTCCTTCCATCCAATAAAAAATAGCATCATGTATAAGATTAAGATTTTTATAACATAATCCGATTCTATAATAGCTATACCATATTTCTTCTTTCCATCCGCCTAATTCGATACGTTTTAAATAATATGATATGGCTTCTGTAAATTGTCCGCTATCGTGATAACTATTAGCGAGGTAAAAGTGATATCTATCATTATTAGGTTCATCTTGAATGCCTTGTATAAGTAATTTAACATCTCTTTGAAATTTATCATTTTTGCATCCGCCATCTCCATAATCCAAAATAAATATTTGATTTTTATCAAAAGATGAAATAGTAGAATTGGGTGGTGTATCGACATATTCGTGTGTGACTCCGATATATTTATATAATCCATTATTTTGAATAATTCTCATATTTTTATAAAAGAAAGAATCATTACCTTGAAGAATAGTGAAACTGTTGGATGTATTTAATAAATTTTTATTAAAATTATTTAATTGAATAATCATATCGGCATCAAGTAATATAATAAAATCGGACATTCCGATGCAAGAATTTAAAGAGAAATTTCTATTATAACAAAAATTTTTGAAAGGTTCAGTAATAATTTTCCCGTGTATATTTTTATCTTTAAAATAATTATTAATAATATCAATAGTATTATCAGTAGAACCGGTATCACAAATGCAATATGTATCAATAATAGGTAAAACTGAATCCAATAATCTTGTAATAATTTTGCTTTCATTTTTTAGAATCATATTTAAACATAAAGTAGGTTCTTTTTTTTTAAATGATAATTCCATATTTAATAAAATATGTTGTTTTTAAATTAAAAAAAAAATATATATAAAATATGTAAAAAATATGAAAAAATAATGAAAAATATAATATAAAATATATATTATAAATATAAATGGCGTGTACTAGATTTAATAATGATGAATGTAGAATAAAGAAACAATTGCAACAATCAACAGATCCCGGAAGATGGATTTTAAATGTTCCAGGAAATGGTTCAAGTCCGTGTTATATAGTAGATCCTCAAATTATAATTCAAAAATGGGGCGGTAATTTAAGAACAAATACGATAAATTTAGAAAGTGATTTAAAAGGTGTAAATAGACAAATAGGAAAAGATTGTTTAGTAAAAGATAATTATAAAAGTTATAATGTTAAAAATGAAGCAATAAATTATCCATCGTGTACTAATTTATTTACGGATCAATCTAGAGTAACAAATCCTGCTTGGTGGTATCGTGATTTAGAACAAGTAGATTGGGGTTATCCTCCATTAAATCCGCAAATAAATACGTGTTTGCCTTTTCAGAATAATTTAAGTACAAGAATTTTAGAAAAGGATTATTTTACTCCGAAAAGGGAATGTGTAGTAAATGAAACAAAAAATGATTTACCTGCCAGTTATATGTTAATAAAAGGTAATTATATAGGTGGTCCAGTAACGTGTAATGAAACGAATTCGTGTCAATCAATATAAATATAAATATTAATTATTAAATGAATGAATTTAAAGAGAAAATGATTTATTAAAGACAAATTTTTAATAAATTAAAGAATAAATAAATAAAAACTTAATTTAATAAAAATATCTACATATGCCCTTGATTTTCAGATAATTTAACTATAAAATATGAGTTAGTTATAAGGTAAATTACATTTTTAAATAATCTTTAGCAAATAAATGTATATTAAATATAAATTTTATTAAATTAAAATAAAATTTATTAAATTAAAATAAAATAATTTCTATATATAAAATGGAAATAGCGATACCTTTACTAGCATTAGGTGGTATATATATAATATCAAATCAACCAAATGATAATTCTAGTAAATCAGAAATAAAACAAATAAGACAAGAGAATTTTGCGAATATGGGTATAAGAAGTAATTTAGGTGTAAAAACAGATAATTATCTTCCAAATACAAATATTCCTCCTCAAAATTTCCCAGTATCAAATATAAACGAATTGGTAAATACAACTCAAGAATATATAAATCCAAATGCAGCAACAGATAAGTATTTTAACCAAAATATATATGAACAAAAAGTAAGAAATAATATTCCAGTAGATTCAAATATTCCAGAGATTTATTCATTAACAGGTAACTATTTAAATTCAGAACAATTTAAACATAATAATATGATTCCATTTAATGGTGGAAAAGTGAAAGGTAGAACATATGATATGAAAATATCCGAATCAGTTTTAGATAATATGATAGGTTCTGGTTCTCAAGTAATAAAAAAAATAGAACAAGCTCCATTATTTAAACCAGAGCAAAATATGCAATGGGCTTATGGTATGCCGAATCAAAGTGATTTTTATCAATCACGTGTGAATCCAGGTATAAAAAATAATAATGTAAAGCCTTTTGATACTATTATGGTTGGTCCAGGTTTGAATAAAGGTTATGCTATAAATGGTAGTGGTGGTTATAATTCAGGTATGGAGGCACGTGATAAATGGTTACCCAAAACAATAGATGAATTAAGAGTTGATACCAATCCTAAATTAGAGTATGAATTAATAGATCATGAAGGTCCGGCGAATTCATTTATAAAAAATGCGGCAACTGCTCAAATGATAGGTCGTGTTGAAAAACAAAGACCAGATACTTTTTTTATAAATTCTCAAGATAGATGGTTAACAACCACAGGTGCGGAAAAAGGTGAAACTTTACGTTCGATTCAAGAAATGGGACAGGTAAGACGTAATGATATTAGTAATGAATATATGGGTCCTGCGATTTCAACAGATAAAAAATTAGGTGTTGCTCCAGAAAATTATCAAACTAGTAGACGTACTCAATTGCCGGGTTTAAATGTGAAACCTTCAAAAGCGACAGGTCAAGGTCCAATAACAGATGGTGATAATTTTTTACGTAGTCATACAAATTATGAAAATAATAGAACAACTGTAAAACAACCTGAAACGATAAGAAGTGGTTTTAGTGGTGCGATTGGTGCGGTGATTGCGCCATTAATGGATATTTTACGACCGACACGTAAAGATGAAACAATAAATAATATAAGAATTTATGGAGAAGCGAGTGGTATGCCAAAAAGTTATGTATATAACAATAATGAAAAAACGGCAACTACAATTAAGGAAACAACTTTATATTCTCCTCAATTTAATATAAATAATCAAAAAGAAGGGCATTATGTAAATAATTATTCGAATCCGGATTTAACTCAAAGAGATACCACAAGTTGTGAATATTTTACTTCAGCAGGTGGTGCGGCAACCGGTTACGGTGATATGAATTATGATGCGGCTTATAGACAACATAACAATGATATTAAATCTCAATCGATTTTAAATAGACCAAATCAAGGTGGAACTCAAATTTTTAATCAACAAATGAAATTAAGTAATATTAAAGATGATTCGGACCGTTTTAATGGAAGGATGAATCCTGCGAATTCGAGAATAACAACGTTACCTCCTTCAGTGTCAACTTATGGTGCGGTGAATGTTCCGCAATATTATAATGAATCAGCAGGTTGTGACCGTATAAATCCTGAAATATTAACAGCTTTTAGAAATAATCCTTATACTCATTCATTAACTACTTCTGTATAATATAATAAAACGATTTAAAGAAACTTAATATATATTAAAACAATTTAAAGAAACTTAATATATATTAAAACAATTTAAAGAAACTTAATATATATTAAAACAATTTAAAGAAATAATAATTACGTTTTTTAATATAAAATACTTAAATACTTAAAATACTACATATTTTAAAACAATTTAAAGTAAATATAATTACGTAATTTTAAAATATAAAAATACTAAATAAATTATAGTATGTTATCCATTCATGAATCAATTAAACAAAAATTAAATTATTTTCAAGAAATACATAAAATACCTAATATCATATTTCACGGACCATCCGGCAGCGGAAAACGAACCATCGTTAATGAATTTATACATAACATTTATGATAATGATAAAAATAAAATAAAAACATTCGTTATGTATGTCAACTGCTCTCACGGTAAAGGTATAAAATTTATCAGAGAAGAATTGAAATTCTTCGCAAAAACACATATAAATTCTAATGGAGGTAATATTTTTAAAAGTATTATTCTTTTAAATGCTGATAAATTAACTATGGATGCACAATCCGCATTAAGAAGATGCATTGAATTATTTAGTCATAATACTCGCTTTTTTATTATCGCTGAAGATAAATATAATTTAATGAAACCTATATTATCACGGTTTTGTGAAATATATGTTCCTGAACCTATCCTTAATAATAACATTATTAATTTATATCAATATAATTTAAATGAAAATTTTAAAATTAAAGATTTTAAAATACAACACATCGAATGGTTAAAAAAAG